TTGCGAGCCTTGCGCAACTTCTGCAATGCCAGTCTGCGTCTTGCTGGCTCCCTGCCAACGCTTCCTGTTGCCTTCACTATCCCAGCCAAGTTCTAGCCGAGCGACCCAATAGCCATCACTGCGTTGGAAGAGCGAGCCATCGCCGTAGGTTCTACGTCCTTGCTTAGCCATTGCCCACTCCCTCGATTGAGTCCCACCCTAAGGCTGATTCACTGTACCCAATTACTGTACCCATCGGTAGCATGTTCCAGCATACTCCAGAATGTGAAAGCGTTGGTATCAAAGGGTTTTTGGGTGATTCTATGGGGTCAAAAACCACCTGTTAATCGAAGGGTTTCTGGTTCGAGTCCAGATGGGGGAGCAGATGAACCCCTTGCAGCGCAAGGGGTTCTAGTGTTTTCTGGGTCAGAATTTGGGGGCCATTTTTGCCACTGTACCCATTACTGTACCCAATGGGTATTTTTCCACCTTCTGATCACATTGCCGCTAGGTTGGCAGCAGTCGTCCGGATTCTGGACATTATTTATGGGGGAATGAATGAATGAATACTTGCAGCGCGAGCAGCTGAGAGCATTGCGCGCGATTGCCACTGGCATCGCAGGAGTGGGCATTGGGATCCTTGCGCTGTTGATCAGCCCAGTTGTGGCTGCGCTGGGTGGCGCACTGGATCAAGCCAAGGGCTTGATGATCATTGGGCTGAGTGCTTCTGCTGCAGTATTGTTGCTGTCCATTGGCATCTTGATCGCAGGCAAGCCAGGACCAACTAAGACCGAATAAAAAAGGAAGCAGCCCCTGACCAATCCCTTGTGGGGTCGTTGGTCAGGGGCTGCTTCATGTCGGCCAGACATCATCCAGGCAGTTTTTGGTCTTCTTCTTCTTCCTCAAAATAATCTGAGAGATCTAACTCATCAGGATGGGCAAGTTCAGTGTCTGCGCTCAGCGTGAAGCCAAAGCCGCTTGGCGCTGCCTCGATGGCCGCTGGCGCAGAATCCTCAAGCGCGATGGCCACGCCAGCAACTTCACCAAGCAAGTCCAAGACCTGCCTGCGCGTGTATGTGATGCCCTCAATGACTACTTCTACGCCACTGACTGCAATGCTGATTTTCATCGCAGCTGCTCAGCAATGCTGAGATACCCATGCCCATCGGTGTAGTCATCGAGATGCTTAGGATCCTGCTTGGACCTTGAGGCTTTGAGCAGCACCATCATCCAAGCCACATCGTGCTCAGAGATCTCCACATCCAGAAAGGATGACCACAGGCCAGCGATCCTGTGCATGTTGCCTTCGCCTTTAACAATGTCTCCGTAGTGTTTTGCTCGCTGCTCGATGATGCTCATACGATCTCCAAGGAGTTCCAGTTGCCGTTGCGAGTCAAGAAAGTCACATTTCCTGCAGGTGATGAGATTCCGGTGGAGTGTTGATACCAGTCCGAGCCACCCTCTAGGGCTGGCGTCTGGATGTGCACTGTCTTTGGTCCAAGTTGATCCACCTTTAAGTGGTGATAGTGGCCACTCACGATGATGTCTGAGCCGCCAAAGGCTTCACGAGAAAGAGCATGATTGGCCACATAGTTGAGCATCTTGCCCTTGGTCTGATGCCCGTGGATCAGTCCAATCTGAGTGCCAGCAACCATGAGCGAGACCGTGACTTCATCTGCTTGCGGCATTACCCAGGCAATGCGCTCACCGTAGCCAGCAAGATCCATAGCGTCCGCAACGCTGCTTGCACCTTCAAGTGCCCATGAGTCGCGGACGTTGCGCTCAATCTTTCCGTGCCGTTCTACGTTGTCATGGTTGCCGCCCACGACTGCCACGGTCAGAGTCTCGCTGTGATCTAGCCAGTCCATGACCATCATCTGCAGTGTGCGCCGATAGACGCGCAGCTGCTCGGACAAGGTCATATCTATCCGGCCAGCAGCATTGATAGAGCCACCTTGTGAAATGCCGCCATTTTCTAGGCAGTCACCCACAAGCAGGAGCGTGACGTTACCTGCGCGACCACGCTTCCTATGCTCCTTGAAGATCGCCAATGACTTCTCGTGAGAAGTAAATAAGTTGTCAAGGATCTGCTCTGATCCACCTTGGTCGATCTTGCCCCACTGTGTTTCATAACCTGCGACTACAAAGCCAGTCTCGCTTTCTACTGGCTTGACTGTGCGCGGCTTGCGCTTGCTGATTGCAGCCAGTAGATCGTCAATTGGCACAAGGTTAGGAGCAACCTCGATGACGTAGCGGTAGCGCCAGATTGCGCGCGTGACTGCTTTGTCTTGATCTGTTGAGTCTCGAGTCCAAGCGGCTGGATCGTACTTGGCTTCTGCAAGCCGTGCGTGATAGCCGACCGGCACAGTGACACCCATCGCAGCAAGTGCCTGCGTTGCATCATCTGTTTGTGGGATAGCAGTGGTGGTGACAACCTGGCTGCCATTTGTTTCATAGCGGACGCCAGGCTCCCAGCCACTGGGTGCTGCTGTGCGACCGCCGTTGAGCGGTTGAGAACTAGGCAGCGCCTTCAAGTGTGCCAACTGCTCAGCAAGGCTCACTTCTGACATTCCCCTTTTCGATGACGTATCAAGCCAGCAGCGTTGATCGAGTGACCTTGCGCTCTCAATGCTCGACCAATTGCAGCTGAGGTGAAATTCCCATCAGCAAAGGCAACCTCGAGCGCGGCTGCATCTTCCTTGTCCAAGCCAGTGATCAGCACGCAAGTGCTGCACTTTGGGCCATGCTTGGTCTTGAATTCTGATGAGAGTGCTTGTGCAAGATTCATGCAAGTGGTCGCTTTCCGTCTTTGTCGATCTTGAGCCGCTTGATGACGTTGTCTACGTCAGCCTGAGTGGTGCGACGCTTTGCGCCCTTTTCCCAGTGGTCGCTCAACTCTGTGTGCATCTCATCAACTGTGGTCCAGTACGCCCCAGAGCCAAAGATGCGATGGCCATCAGTAGTGACATACGTTGCAAGGATCTGATCCAGCACTTTCAATTCTGCAGGAGTCATGTGCTTCTTGCCGTCAGCCTTCAAGATGTCCCAGCGACAATCCACAGCCACGCCACCTGAATGGCAGGACAGTCCTGCTCCTGAGCGCGCTGGACGGTAGTTGTATCCACCACAGCCACTTGCGCCACCATCGTTGAGGTTGAGCCGCTTAGGCATCAACCTGTGCCAATCAGCAAGGAAGGCTGCAAAGGCAGGTGCTGCAGAGCGCAACACTGTGACCCTGCGAGCCGTGCCAGGTATCGTCAGCGTGCGCATCTTGATTGCAGCAAGCGCAGGCTTGACGCCTGGCCAACCGTTGAGGCAAGTGTCAGCTGCAGATGACATCAAGCACCTGCGCCATTGCCGTAGCGAGCATCAGCAGGGTTGAGCCAGTTGATCAGCGCAGGAAGCGCTGAGACTGCTCCTGAGATGACCCATGTCTGCCAGTTGCCCATTGAGATGCCGCCAGTGGTCCCAGCGTCAGCAACCGCTGCAGCAATCATCACTGCAATGAAGGTCTTGAAGATTGAGCCAAGAGGTGTTGCTGCGAGCCAGTTGCTCATGATTGCTCCAATACAAAATGACCCCAACCGGATTGGCTGGGGTTGAACCGTTGTGCGTGTTTGTGTTTAGCGCTCGAGGTCGTGAGATGCGATGTGATCAATGACTTGCTGGGAGATGACATACTGACGCTCAGTGAGTAGATCAACCTTCTTGTGCAGGTCAGTCATAGACAGACTGCCGTTGGCTTTGGGTTGGATCGGATAAGTGGCCTTGGTGATCACATCAGTGATGCGCTTCTCTAGTTTCTTATTTGCTCCACGAAGCGCGATCAGTGTTGCTCCAGTAGCTGAGACAATCGCCACGAAGAAGAGCAGCCAATCAGTGGCGATGGTGATATTCGTCATGGGTTATCTCGTGACTCCATTTTCAAGTGCCACAGGACTCGCGAACTCCACGCCGTCCCAAGAGTCTCCTTGCCCTGCATACTTGCCGCGAGGGTAAGGGTCTGGCTGTCCCAATGGATAGTAGGTGCGCACCCATTGCTGAGCAGTGGTGTCAGGATAAAGCGAGACCATGAAGGCTTGACCAATGGATTCTTGAGCTTTTCCCGTTTCATCCTCAATCACTGAGGTAACTATCGGCTCAACGCGCTGAACGATTCCATCTATTACATACGCAAAATGAGCCATCATCATCCAATCAAAAGGTAGATAGTGCCGGAGCCGCCTGCGCCACCGTTTATGCCGTTGAAACTGCCGCCGCCGCCTGAGCCTTTGTTTGCGGCCCCTGCC